GGGACAGTCATATAATCCATCTGAGTATTGAAAGTATAAATTTCACCTCGATTAATATGGAAACTATATTATTATTTACTATATTAGGATTATTTATTCTTACATTAGGATATATAATTTATAATTTACTTAAAAAAACAGAACGTTTAGAAAAAGTAGTTGATGAACAAAATCAATATATTACTAGTATATCTGAACTGATTGAATTATCAAATAAAAAAATTGGGGAGTCTGAAGTAGCACAAGCTTTTAAAGCAGACGATGATATTGGTTTTTTCTTTGAGACATTACAAGAAATTCAAACTCAATTGAATTCTTTTAAAACCCGAAACAATTAATATGGATTTAATATCCCCTCCAGAAGAAGAGGTACTTCTTACCAAAAAAGGTACTATACGCAAACGTAAACCTAAAAAATCAATTCTATATTTTACTTCAGATACTGAAGAAGCTATTATAGAATATTTAGCATCCAAAAATCAAGACGAACGTAATCATATCTTTGATCAACGTATTGATTATGCTTTCCATAAATTAGCAGAAAATATTATCCATACATTCAAGTTTTATTATACTGATGTTGATACTATTAATGAGTTAAAACATGAGGTAGTTGCTTTTTTACTTGAGAAACTACATTTATATGATCAATCTAAAGGTAAAGCATATTCTTATTTTGGAACCATCGCAAAACGTTATTTGATTATTTATAATGAAAAAAATTATAAAAAAATCAAAGGTAAAGGCGAATTAGAAGAAGTAGACGAAGATAAAATTATTGTTGAAGATTTAGTTCGTGAAGCTAATAATGATGCTGATTTGAATGATTTCATAGATTATTTTGTTCGTTATATGGATATTAATCTTGAAAAAACATTTTCACGTGTACAAGATCAAAAAACAGCAGATGTAATTTTAGAATTATTCCGTAAGCGCGAAAATTTAGAAATATTTAATAAAAAAGCCATCTACATTTATATTCGTGAAATGATAGATGTTGATACTTTTCAAATTACTAAAGTAATTAAAGTATTAAAAAAGATATATTATCGTTTATATAACGAATATTACGAAACAGGTTTTGTAAAAATCTAAAAAAATATATTTATAATAAATAAATATTATGGATTTTGAACAAAAAATATTCGGTCAGAAAACATTTTCAGATATTCTAAAAAATATCTATGATAATTCTAAAGAAAAAGAAAAACAACTAAAAGATCTTATTTCGGGGTTAAAACCACTTATATCTGATACTCAATCGGCTTTAATGGTTGTTCCATTAATTAAAGAATATCTTGACGTTTCTGTTAAAAATGATGATTCATTAATTAAAATGGCGGGTATTATTCAACGTGCTATGGCTAATTCGGGTGGTAATGGAGATGGAGATTTTTTAAGCGAGGCTGAATTAGAACAATTAAGAGGCGAAGTACAGAAAATAGATACTGAAATATCTAAACCCGTAGAAGTAAATGATAGTAAGGAATAGTTTAGGAACATTATATAATAATTTAAACGCATCTGGAGGTGGAAGTATTCAATCTTCTGCTACTGGACGTGTATTTCACGTTGTTATAGATGAAAATTCTATTGGATATAGTGATTGGAGCAGTATTGGGACTGTATATTTTACAGGTCCTGTAGAAACTCCTCCATCTTTTCCATTAACACCCGATATATTATCTCAATATTCATTTGCTAAACCATTTTTTTCTTTTAATAGTTATATTCCTTTAATCGATGAATTAATATTAATACTAGATCTTCCTCCTGCAAATTCATCAGAAGTCCAAAACTCTAAACAATTATATTATTTAAGTACAATAAATTTATTCAACTCAGTAAACCATAATTCCCAAGGAGTTTACAATGTTGATAAAAATAATAATATTAATTTAGGAAATAGTATTGAAGAATCATCTAATGTAAAAAATTTATTTCCATTTGAGGGAGATCACATATTATATGGTAGATGGGGTCAAAGTTTACGTTTTAGTAGCACATTAAAATTCAATGAAACCGAAAATTTCTGGTCTAAAATTGGAAATAATGGAGAACCTATAACATTATTAGTTAATGGACATAAATCTTCGAATAATGATTTAAGACCATATGTTGAAAATATAAACAATGATTATTCTTCAATTTATTTAACCTCAACCCAACTAATCCCGATATCAGTTTCAAAATTAATTGATCAAAACCCTCTTACATCTCCAACTGATCCAACAAAATATTCAAATAGTCAAATAATTATATCATCTGAAAGAATTACTTTAAATTCTAGAAAAGATGAAATTATGCTTTATTCAAATACTAATATTGAATTAGGAGCTACTCAAGTAATTCATTTAAATTCTAGCAACAGCATATTATTAAACAGTCCTAAAATTTATTTAGGTTTAAATTCAACTGGTAAAACACCTACTGAACCTGCTTTATTAGGAGCTAAAACTGTTGGTTTATTATCTGATTTATTATTATCATTGAATAAATTTGCTTCTAATATTAGAAACGCTAGATCTCCATACACTTATAGTGTATATGCTGCTACTTTATTTGGTGAATTAAATACGTTACGTGGCAAATTAAATAATATATATTCCGAAACTGTATTTATATCTAAATAATGGCAAACGATCAAAACGTTCAAGGATTAGTTAGTGGAGATGATAAAACCGTAGCTAGAAGTAAAAATAAATTGGCTAGAGCTGGTAAGAAATTAAAAGCTCAATATGCTAAAACTGTACGTATTCTTGAACTTGAGGTAGAGCAACAAAAACTTGAATTAAAGAGAGATGAGTTATCATTTACAAAACCATTTCAACTTAATCAAATACGTAATAGTCCATATATTGCTGATGAAAAAAGAGATGAATTAGTTGCTAAATTAGAAGCTAGTATAGATGAAAAAATTAGAATTTTTGATGAACAAATTGATGAAATTCAAAAACAACAGGATTTAATACTAGATACTCCTATACCTGAAGAAGATATTCAAGTAACTAAATTAAAAAAAGACAATATAAAAACTAAAATCAAAGAGGCGTTTCATGATGCAAAGAACAAAGCAAAAAGAAAGCCATCATTTGAAGATATAGTTGAAGCTATTGCTTTTGTTACTACTATAATCTTAGAAAATATAGCAATTAATAATACAAAAATTGAAAAATTAGTAGATGATACTAATGAAATTATTTTTAGTGTTAAAACACAAACAGAATTTGATAATGCAAAAGTAAAACGAGGTACTGCTCTTAGTATAATAACAACTAATGAAGCGTTATTAGATAATATTGAAAAAATTCTTGAAATATTAAATATTTTAACTACTATATTAACAGCAGTAATTGAAATACTATCATTATTTCCTTTTACATTAGTTTTAAATAAAATATTATTAAAACTTCAAAATATATTAATTAAAATAAATCCTTTAATACAAGTTGCTTTATTGTTAGTTAACAAATTACAAGAAAATCTAGCAGAACATAAAGCAAGATTAGGTCAGTTAGATAATATATTAAATGGGTCATTAGCTAATGTTCCTGCATTAATTAAAGGTTTAACTCAACCCACGGCTGGATATTTAAGTGGATATGATTATAAAGGATTTAAATTTTTTATTAAAGCTGATACTACTCAGGGAATAATTCCACCTACTCAAGTAGGAGGATTTGCAGCCCAACCTTTACAACCACATTATGCGGTTGCTATAAATCGAGATGGAAATGAAGTATTAAGGAGTTCAAATTCATACACTTTAAATCCTGAAGTATTAGTTGAAGAATTAAAATTAATAATTGACCAAAAGGGTCTCGTAGCTTAATATTTATAATCATGAAAGTAGACGTATTTAAAAAACTTATTAAAGAAGCCGTTCGTGAAGTTCTAAGAGAAGAATTATCACAAACTCAACCTACTCCCATACAAGAAAATAGAACCATGAGTTTCACAACTCAGGATGTTGATATGGTAGCATATAGACAAAATCTAGCGGCATCAATGGGATTAACTCCTCCAACTCAACAAATGTATTCAAAACCTCAAGTTACCTCAACTGGGAATCCATATTTAGATATTATAGCTGAAACAGCAGCTAATATGACTCCACAAGAAGTAGCTCAAATGAGACAATATAGCGAATAATTATGCCAATTCCTGTAGTAACAAAAATAGATCCTAGAGATCTAGATAAAAATAGAGCTGTAGGAGTTACTATTCCTTTTAAAGGAGGGGGTGTATTTCCAAAATCATATTCAACTAAAGATCAAATTAAATCCAATTTGATTAATTTATTACTAACACATAAAGGAGAAAGACCTTTAAATCCTAAATTCGGTACTAATTTACTTGATTTAATATTTGAACCTATAGATACTAAAATTATTACTCAAATTCAAAATCAAATAGTAGATAATGTTAGTATTTATATTCCCGAAATTACATTAACAGATATTGAAGTTACTCCTGATACTGATCGTAATACTGTATATGTTGCTGTATCTTATTTTTTAAAACTTTCTGGAGATAAAAATAAAATTATTATAGACTTTTCAACATTACAATGATAACTGAGGATAAAAATATAAAATATGTAAATAAATCATTTAGTGATTTTAAAACATCTCTTCAAGAATTTACCAAAACGTATTTTCCTGATACTTATAATGACTTTTCAGAAGCATCTCCAGGAGATATGTTTATTGAAATGGCGTCGTATGTGGGTGATGTTTCATCATTTTATATTGATACTCAAATTCAAGAAAACTTTTTAAATTTAGCTAAAGAAAAAGAAAGTTTATATAATTTAGCATATTCATTTGGGTATCGTCCTAAATTATCATATGCCTCAACTACAGAAGTCGATATATATCAGTTAATCCCATCAGTAGGTGGTTCTCCTGATTTATCATATTCTTTAATTATCCCGGCAAATACAACAGTATCAAGTAATACAGATTTTTCTAAATTTATTACTATAGATGATGTAGATTTTTCACAAACATCATCCGCTGAAATATCATATTATAATAGTAATTATTTTCTATTAAAAAAATCAGTACCTGTAATATCAGCTGAAATTAAAGAAACAACACTTCAATTTTCAACCCCAACTAAATTTAGTTCTGCTACTATTAATGATTCTAATATATTACAAATATTAGAAGTTACTGGTTCAGATGGTAATCGTTGGTATGAAGTACCTTATTTAGCACAAGAAACAATATTTACACCAACAGCAAATCCAACATCCGGAAGTGATGGTATTAATTATTTAATTAATTTACAACGTGTTCCTAAACGATTTGTTACTAGAATAAAAAATAGTGGATCTATTGAATTACAATTTGGTTCAGGTATTTCAAATCAAACCGATATCCAAATTATTCCTACTCCTGATAATATTCAATTAGGATTAGTTTCTAGTGTATCTGATAGAATAGATGACTATAATAAGGCGTCTGTGTTTTATACCAAAAATTATGGAATTGCCGCGTCTTCAAATCTTCATGTTAAGTATTTAGTAGGTGGTGGTGTAGAAGCAAATTTACCTGCTAATTCTATAACAATAGTAGATACAACTAATAGTAATTCTTGGTTTAAATACAGTCCATCAGATGCTGGGGTTAAAACATTAATAATAGATAATCTATTAGTTACAAATCCATCACCAGCAGTTGGTGGTAGAAGTGGTGATTCAGTAGAAGAAATACGTTTAAATACATTAAATGCATATACTTCACAAAATAGAGCTGTAACTAAAGAAGATTATATTATTCGTACTTTAAGTTTACCGTCAAAATACGGAAGTATTGCTAAAGCATATATAACACAAGAAACATTTAATTCAACTGGTAATCTATTAAGTGAAAATCCATTGAGTTTAGATTTATATGTTTTAGGATATGATATAAATAAAAAATTATCTAATGCAAATAATACATTAAAATCAAATTTAAAAACGTATTTGAATGAGTATCGTATGATTACTGATGCTATAAACATTAAAAACGCGTTTTATATTAATTTAGGTGTTAATTTTGAAATTAATTCGGATCCAAGCTATAATAATAAAGAATTATTATCAACATGTATATCATCGCTTAAAACATATTTTTCAATAGACTCATGGCAAATTAATCAACCGATTGTATTATCCGAGATTAATGCGCTTTTATTGCAAATACCTGGCGTTCGATCGGTTTCAAAAGTTGAGATAATAAATAAACAAGGTGGAGATTACTCTCCATACGGATATGATATACATGCAGCTACTAGAAGTGGAATTTTATATCCATCGATTGATCCAAGTATATTTGAAGTTCGTTTCCCTGATAATGATATAAACGGTAGAATAATTACATATTAAAGATGGCTATATACAAAATATTTCCTACTAAAGACGCTTCTATATATTCATATTACCCTACAAAAAATGCAGGTATTGATGAAATATTAGATCTTGGTACATATAAATCTTTAGCAGATATTGGAGAAGTATCTCGTATTGCTATTGCTTTCTCCCCAACAGAAATTGCCGATATTTTATCCTCAAAAATAAACACAGCAACGTACGATGCTTATTTAAAATTATACTTAGCTAACGCTACTGAAATACCATTAGATTATATTATATACTGCCATCCGATTTCTGGATCATGGGTAATGGGTACTGGCAGAGCAGCAAATGTTCCATCATCATCGAATGGGGTTAGTTGGAAATATAGAGATTTAGAAGGTGGCAGTGTATTTTATGGTACATCAGCAGGTGTTACTTCGTCATATTCATCTACTGTAGGTGGAGGGATGTGGTGGACTGGTAGTAACTTAATAGCTACTCAATCATTTGATTATCAAGCAACTAAAGATATTGAATTAAAAGTAACAAACGCTATTAGTTCTAGTTATTATGCTGATGGATTTTTAATTAAGCATGCTTCTAGTGTAGAATTTAACACATCATCATTATTTGAAACTAAATATTTTTCAACTGATACTCATACAATTTATTCTCCATGTTTAGAATTTAGATGGAATGATTATACTTATTCAACATCATTATCTGCAGTTACATCAGATAGCGTAGTAATATCATTATCTAATAATAAAGGCGAATTCCAAGAAGATTCAGTAAATCGCTTTAGAGTAAATGTAAGAGATAAATTTCCTACTAGGACATTTCAAACTTCTTCTGTATATTTGAATAATAAAGTTCTACCTACATCTTCATACTATGCTGTAAAAGATATTAAAACGGAAGAATTTGTAATTGATTTCGATACTACTTATACTAAATTATCTGCTGATACAACAGGTAACTATTTTGATTTATACATGAATGGTTTACAACCAGAACGATATTATCAAGTATTAATTAAATCAACAATAAACGGAAGTACAGTAGTATTTGAAGATAGTAATTACTTTAAAGTTATAAGATAATGAGTGAAATTATCGATTTAGGTAAAACCACATTTAGTCGGAAGAATTTCGAGAAAGTAGTAGATAATAGATTTAAACAACTACTAAATAATAGACCAGTAACTGATGATACTTTTACTATAGATGATTTTTTTCAACTATATGAAGATTTATTTTATCAAATACCTAAAGAAGGAGAAATACAATCTCATAGATATATTTTAAATCAAACAGCAGAATATTTAGGAATTAGTCTTAATGATGGGACCGATATTCAAGCTTTATTAGATGAAATTACTACATTAAGAAGTGAATTATTAAATTCAAACAAAACATTATTAGACTCAGTTAAGAAATAATGGCGAATAATATTAAAATAATTGGAAATGTTAACAATACTAGTCGTATATCTAGAATTGCTGATAATGATCTAAGTTTACTTTCCCCAGAAGTAAAAAATCAATATTTTGGTTTTACTGATGATTATATTGAGTTATTCGTATATGATACTTCTAACAGTTTATTAACATCAAATTATAATTATAAAAGTTTTAAATTACCTTCTAACTCAGGTCTTAGTGCCGATAATACTTTACCTATAATTGAAATAGATCCAGTTCAGGATCTACAAAATTTAGGTTATGTTTCAGGTGAGTTTTCAACCCAGTACCATTTCCAAAAACGTTATTTATCGGATGTGAATTCGTCAGAATTATTTATTTCTGAAATATCAGCAGATAGAACAGAAATTAGATTAAATTCAACATCAATAACATCTGATGATTTACAATCGTATGGAGATAGATTAATTCAAGATATTGAATTATCTTCTGATACTAGATATTATATATTTAATTTATCACAAAATCAACAGTTCTTAATAATTAATGTTGCTGTTGATACTGAATCTCAAACTCCTACATTATTATTAAAATTATATTCACCTTTACCGGATAATATTCAGGTTAAAGAAAGTGGGTGGTTAACTGAAGAAATTATTGAACCATATGTGTTTAATATTAATTTAGATGCCTCTGTTATTCCTGAATTACCACCTCAACTACGTGGGCCTAATTTTGATATCGAAGTAGACATTAAGCAAAATGTAGCCACTAAATATGAAAATTATAATTCATTAGTATCATCATTAACCGGATCGTCATATCATAAAGTATTAAACTATATGAATGATAATTCGTATGATCTAAATATTGATTATACTTCATTTAGTAACTTTATTCATTTTAGTTCAGCTAAAAAACGATTAGAAGTATTTCATAGTAAAATAAAGCAAATCGAAGACTATAATACTAGTATTTCGATTATTAATGCTTCTACATCTGTTCTAAAAAATGAAGAAACAGCATCAATCCGTTTAAAGATAGATGATATAGTAACTAAATTTGATGGATTTGAATCTTATATGTATTTTGAATCAAGCTCATACGCTTGGCCTAAAACATCAACAATAAGACCATATACATTATCAACCACAGCATCTGCTAATACATGGTACAGCTCGTATACAAGTTCTGCAGCTGACTATGATGATGAAAATTTAGATCGTTTATATAATGTAATACCAAATTATATTAAAAATGATCCTACTAATTACCAACAATACTATGATTTCATAGATATGATTGGTCATTATTTTGATAATATATGGATTTATATTGATTCAATTAATGAACTATATAACGCAGACAATAATCTTGAAAAAGGTGTATCTAAAGATATAGTATATGATGCTTTACGTTCATTAGGTGTTAAATTATATAATAGTAAAGGCGATAACGAGTTTGATAACTATATTGGAGGTTTAAATAGTGGTAGTACATTATTTATTGATGATTTTTCTGCAACTAGTAGTTATTTAAATAACGTACCTAAAAAAGATCAATTAGCCGAATTATATAAGAGAATATATCATAATATACCTTTATTGTCTAAGACAAAAGGTACAGCAGCTGGTCTACAGAATTTAATTACTACATTTGGTGTTACAAGTAGTATATTTGCTCCTAAAGAACTAGGTGGATCAACTAGAACAGGCGGATTAAAAGGATATGATAATGATAAGATAACAATACAAGACAATACTGTAACTGGTAGTGTGTTATCTCCATTTATATCAATCCAACAACCATTTACTGGATCGTCTGATTTTACATCAACTGATTTACATTTTATCGACTTATCATTCAGTCCACAGACTGCATTAGATTCAAGAGTATCTGCGTCGATTGCTGTATCAAAACCTACATTTTCACTAGATGATTATATAGGTGATCCTAGATTAATGGAATCTAGCTCATACGATGCACTAAATATCCAAAAACAAGAATATTTCATTAATTCAGGTTCAATAACTGATCGATTAGACTATAAAGGTTTCTTTGAATTAGTTAAGTACTTCGATAATAGTTTATTTAAGATGTTAAAGGATTTTGTTCCTGCACGAACAAACGCTTTAACTGGTGTAACTATTAAATCACCTGTACTTGAACGTAATAAGATAAAAGTATATCAACCTAAAGCAACTGAAGAAACAGTTCATGATGCTTTACTAAACACACCAGCAATCTCAGAAGATACTGATTACCATTACGATAAAGTAGCAGGTAATAAATCATCGTTTTATACTGGTGAATTTACTGGATCTTATGCAAATATAAATGATGTATTTGAAAGTTCGAACCCAAATCCATATTTAATTCCATCTCATTCAATTGATGTGAATAAATTCAATCATAGTGAGTTTAATGTTACTTTAAATAACGTATCTGAAAATAGAACATCAGTTAGTAGAGTTAAAATAGAGGATAAATATAATTCATCACTTCAAATTGTTGGTACTTTAACTTCATCAGTTGAATTACAAGATAGTAATGAATCATTATTAGGATATAAACGTTCACGTTATGATGGAACTAGATTATCTAGTTTAAAATATAATACATATACTACATCTTCTTCGACTTATACTGGAGATACATCATTTGGCAAATCAGCAGTTATTGATCGTAATAATGTTAAGTTCGGAACTGTTAGATCAGTAAATGCTAAGAACTTAAACTTCCGTGATAAGTCAAATATAAAACTAAAATATTTAGTTACTAAAGATAGTGACTTAAATGAATTGAACTTAGAAAATAAAAAATGGTTCGAGGTACAAAATACATTTAAATCCGGAGAAAATTTAATTATATCATTGAGTGATCCATCAAAAGATAAATCTGAATTCAGTGGTGAGAAAACGATATGGCAAAGTGGGTATGCGTATAATCCTATACTCTATCGTGAATTAAATGAAACTTTATATTTTGAATATACATCTTCAATTGGTACTTACCAAGTAAAGTTAGGTGTTAAAGCATTCACCCCATCATCATTTAGATATGAATATACAACTGAAAATGCGGATGCTATCCCTCCTACATTAGTACCTAATACAACTAATGCTCGTTATATTTGGTATAAAGATGGAAGTCTTCAATCTGGAGTCGCTATGGCATCAACAGCAGTAGTAGCATCAGATTGGTTGTATAATGCTGTTTCTGGATTAGCTGTTGGTACTGAATCGATGAGTATGACTGGTTCAGCAGGTATAAGTACTTATACTTTTAGTGGTAGAACAGGTGATGAATATCGTAAAGTATATGGATTTGATTTATTAACATTCTCTTCTACTGGAAGTGTAGGATCATATAATAATGAGGTATCAGCTGATACTTTTTCTCCATTAGATAATGTTTACATGTATAAAGTACCACGTACTTCAAATTATGTGATAAGTGGTAGTATACGATTTGGAGTTGTTGGTCATGATGCTAATGATGGTCCTAGTGTATTTAGAATTGTTGGTGTTGTTGAATCATCAACAGATCCAACTAATGATTCCTCTTGGACATATGTAGCTCATACTAGATTAACCCCAGTAGGTAATCCATTTACTTCTAATGGTGATACTATTGCATATAATCAAAATGAAAGTACTATTTGGTTTGATAATGATATGTCATCATTATCTAAATTTGATTTAAAAGTATCTACAATAGCATCGTCATTAACCGAAGGTACATATGTGCGATTCAGATTATATTGGGTAGATATGAGTGCATTTCATATTCAATTATCTGGAGCATTAGCTGCTAATTATTTAATATTTACAATTGATCCTAATGCATCATTTGAAATATATGATAATTTAACACCATTAACTAAGTATATTACTACTGGTTCTATTGGTCAAAATTCGGAATTATTTACTTTAGCAACAACAAATGTATCAAATGATACTTTAGTATTTAATAGTGCTTCATTTAATCCATTCTTATTTAAAAGTACATTTATATCATCTTCAATTTATGGAGATAATTACACTACACCAGTAGATTTAACTTCAATTCAATCACAAGATTTAGTTCGTATTGGTGCTTTTGACAATCCAGGAAGTAAATACTATACTGTAGCTACTAGCTCAATTATTTCTGGTAATTATAAAGTAGTATTAAGTAGTGGAATTGATACTACATTATATAACAGTGCTCAAAACTTTGCATTCTTTAGAAAAAAACAAGATGAGACTTCAATTTATATAAATAATAATAAGAATCCAGGTAATTTATCAGATAAAATGTATATTATTCCTACTGACTTATCGGGCTCAATTAAAGACGATATTGGTAATATTCTAAAGAAATTAGATCCTAACATTATATCGTAATAAAACCTTTAAATATATATATTTATACCAAAATAACAGAATAAATTATGGCAATTCTAAATAACACTACAGTAACCGTAGATGCTATATTAACAAAAAAAGGACGCGAATTATTAGCTAGAAACGATGGTTCGTTTCAAATTACTCAATTTGCTTTAGCTGATGATGAAATCGATTATACTTTATATAATCCTGCTCACCCATCTGGATCTGCTTTTTATGGTGAAGCTATTGAAGCAATGCCTATGTTGGAAGCATTCCCTGATGAAGCTCAAATTATGCGTTATAAGTTAGTAACTTTACCTCGTGGTACGTCTAAATTACCTGTTATTTCTTTAGGTTACAATACTATATCATTAAAACAAGGTGCTACAATTACTATTACTCCTCAAACATTAAATTATTTAGGAGCTACTTCAACATTTGAAGCTAATGGTTATACAGCAACTATCTCTGATATCAGATTAATGTCAATGTTTGAAGGAACAGGTGTCACAACTACTACTCCAGCTACAGATGCTAATGTAACTACAGGTACTAAATTGAGTAAATCAGTATTAGGTACTTCATTTACATTAACAGCTACTACAATCAATACATTATTTGGAACCACAACAACTCAATTATCAACAACAATAACAGTTATTGGTAGAGATTCAGGATCTAGAATTACAATCCCAGTAAATATAATTAAAGTAAACAACATATAATATGTCATTTGTTAGATATAATACTGATGATTCAGTAATCAGTTCAGAAACAGTAGTAAGAGGAATGTGGACTGCCGATAACGCAACTCTATCAACATTTCATACTTCTAGTGTAGTAACTAGTTCGTATTACTTAAACGTATTCGATACTGTAGCTACATCATCACTACAATTTTCTATTCAATACGGTCACTTAGAAGGAAGTGGCTCAACTGATATTAATACATCAGTAGCTGATATTACTCCTACTCGTATTAACTACGGTCAATATAGAAGTTTAATTTATAATGATGAAAATTCATCATTTAATTTTGGTGGTATTGTATCTAAAGACTTTTTCGCTGTTAACGTTGCTCGTTCACGCTATAAAGAATCAATTAAACCAGGTTCTATAACATTAAAATTATCTGGATCAGTAATATTATCATTAACAGATGATAGTATAGTAAGTGGTTCAGCTACTAATTTTATTGGTTCAAACCGTTACTATAATTTAATTTCAGGTTCAGCTGGTGTTGCTGCTACTTCATTAGCTGGTGTTTCTGGTTCTTATGGTTTATTATTCCCCGATTTAGGTACTATTATCTTAAATCCAAGAGCATTATCATTGACTAGTGGAGATGGTGGTATCGTATTAAACGTTAGCCAATCAAATGGTTCACCTGGTAATAATAATGAAACATTATATAAAGCAATTTCTGGATCAGGTGCTTCGTCATTTGTGCTTCAATCACAAGAAACCGTGTCATCACGTTATTTCTTTACTAGAGTTAAGAACAACGAATTCAATTATACAACAAATCCATCAATTATAAATGATAGTGGTAGTTTATTATACACTACATTAATTGATAATCCACAAACTTATGTTACTACTGTGGGTATGTATAATGATAATAATGAGTTACTAGCAGTAGCTAAATTATCTCGTCCATTAGTTAAAGACTTTACTAAAGAATCTTTGATTAGAATTAAGTTAGACTACTAAAAATAGCATAAATGGCTTCATTTAAAAGATTAAAACGATCGGATGTAATATCCGTTCCGTATGTAGCCAATAAAAATTGGGTTTTCGAATATTGTCCTTATCCGGAAAATGATCAAAACATAGTAATATTTAAAGGAACCAACGTAACTGGTTCTTTTAATATTGATTATGATTCGGTTACTGAGCGACAGTATGAGCGATTAGTATATTCCCAAATCAATCACTTATTTTATCAATCATTTACTTCTAGTTTATCTACATCATCATTAGAGTTATCTCTATATAATGACGCAATGACACAAGTAAGAGCTACAGGCTCATACTTTAATTATAATGATAACCCAAAATTAATTAAAAACTTTCCAACCGGTGCAATGGATGGAATACGTGTATTGTCTATAAATCAAGACGTATACGGACAACAATTATTACCATATCATTTCGAACTATCATCATCAGTATATCATGTTAAAGATGATGGTATGGGTAACTTGATTGATTATAAGAACTCAAACGTTCATATTGGTAATATATTTTATTCCCATGGTTTAGCTACAATTACTAATCAGGAATATCAATTGATGTTTCCTGTTCCTCCATTAGCTCAATATAAAGAAGTTACATTCTTTGATACTGGATCAGATACTCCTAAAATTATTGATCTAACAGGCCAGATGGTTGCTAGAGGAAATACTATTGATTATACTTCATTATCATTCTTTAATTATGATGATGAATTATTTGCTGATAATAATGAGGGTATAGTAACTATAACTACAACAACAGTAGGTACATATTTAACAAATTATAAATTTGATGCTGCTGTATCTGGAAGTAATTGTGCCGATAATATTCTAACAAGTAATGATGGTAAGATTAAAGTTAATATAGTACCAAATTGTACTTTTGGAGTTAATGTTGTAGAATATCCATTACCAACACCTAGTCCAACAACTGCACCTACAACTCCACCTACTACACCTCCAACATCACCACCAACTACACCTCCTACAACCCCACCAACAACACCTCCAACAGCCCCTCCTACAGTTGGACCTCCATCAACACCATCTCCAGTTACTCCTTCACCAGTAACACCTTCCCCGGTCACTCCCTCTCCTGTAGTAACTTATTATAAGTTAGATTCATGTAGTGAAGGATATGGTCAGTTGTATACGGCATTAACCCCATCAATAGCTAGTCAAAAATATATTGATTCAGTCACAATGGTGTATTACGTTTGGGATAATACAACAACTACATCACCCGGAACTATTGGAGAAAACTTACAAATAGTCTCAGGACAATCTGGGTGTGCTACACCAGCTCCAGTTACTCTAAGCCCAACTCCCGCTCCAGTTGTACCATCAACTCAATTTAATATATATACCGATTCTGGACTTGCTCCTTTCGGATATGCTTCGTCAAATGATGCTTGTGCTGGATCAGGTGCTGCAAATCCATCGGTATACGTAGAAGGAACCGGATATTCTAGCTTATATGATGCTGTAGTAACTAATGGAAAAGCATTGAAAACAAACGCTACATTAGCAACGGCGTATAACGGTAATAATACCTGGTTTAAAACTACTAACTCTGCAAATTCAGGAGGCACATTCCAAGTAGGCACAGATGGAGCAGTATCAAGTTTTAATCAAACTGTATGTAACACTCCAGCTCCAGTAACACCTTCACCAACAACACCACCAACAGCAGCTCCGGTAGATCCATACTCATATTATTTAGCTACAACTTATAATTGTGTTGATTGTGGAGTAACAGGTACAAATGTATTAGTTAAATCTTTAAGTGCAACATTAATACCAGGTAAATTCTATAAAGAAGATGGTCAGCCTAATATATATTATGAGATCACAGATACAGGCCAATCAGCAGGTGCTGCATATATTATAACAACACCAGCATATAATAGTTGTACAACTTGCTAAAACTAAATAAACATAAATGAAACGTTTTACAGTAACACTTACAGAAAATAACTTATCAGGACCGTTTGATATATATTATAACAGTCCTAATGGGTATGTAATGGCTACTTTAGAATCTGATTCATCTCCATCATCAGGAATATTAGCATCAACTTTATTAAGTGGTATCAATATTTTAACACCAGATGATGTTTCTGGTATTGATATATTTAACTCTAAACCAGGATGTAATACTGTAATAAAATATCCTTATCCATTAACACCACCAACTCCATCTCCAACTACATCGCCGACAACATCCCCAACAACAGCTCCTACAGAAGCTCCAACAACCGCTCCTACAACCGCTCCAACAACAGCACCAACAGAAGCTCCAACAACCGCTCCAACAGCAGCTCCTGTAACACCTGCTCCAACCTCATCCCCTACCGAAGCCCCTACAGAAGCTCCTACAACAGCTCCTACTGCAGCTCCGGTCACACCTTCTCCAACAGAATCTCCCACGACAGCTCCAACAGCGGCTCCAGTAACACCTTCTCCAACAGAAGCCCCAACAACGGCTCCTACAGCTGCACCAGTAATAACTTATTATAAATTAGATGCTTGTGCTCCTGATACAGGACAATTATATACAGCAATAACTCCAGATATAGCTAGTCAAAAATATATTGATTCAGTTACATTGATATATTATGTTTGGGATAATACATCTACTACAGAACCAGGAACTATTGGAGGAAATTTACAAATAGTTTCAGGCCAATCAGGATGTGCCACTTCTTCTCCAACCCCAGCTCCAGTAACACCATCACCAGTAGTTCCATCTACTCAGTATAATATATATACTGATACAGGGCTTGCTCCTTTTGGATATGCAAGTTCAAATGATGCTTGTGCTGGATCGGGTACTGCAAACCCAATAGTATATGTAGAAGGTACTGGATATACTAGTTTATATGATGCCGTAGTAACTAATGGTAAAACATTAAAAACAAGTGCTACATTAGCAACAGCATATGATGGTAATAATACTTGGTTTAAAACAACAAATTCAGCAAATTCTGGAGGCGCTTTCCAAGTAGGAACAGATGGAGCAGTATCAAGTTTTAATCAAACTGTATGTAACACTCCAGCTCCAGTAACACCTTCTCCAGTAACACCATCACCAACAACGGCTCCAACAACGGCTCCAACAGAAGCTCCTACTATAGCTCCAACTCCAGCCCCAGTACCTAGTCCAAGTTTAAGTATTACTTCTGGATGTAGTGGTGGATTGAATACAGGATTTATCACTGTAAGCGCAACCGGAGGATCTGGTAACTATACTTATAACATATCATTAACTCCTCCAGGAACGTTTAATGGTATATCATCTGAAACATCATTAGGAAACGCTACTTATTATGTAGGTGCATACGATACTACTTACGGAACATCAACAGTACAACAAGTTGTAATTGCATGTACAGCTGCTCCTACTGCTGCTCCAACAACAGCTCCTACTGCGGCTCCAGTTACTCCGGCACCCACAACTGCACCTACAACTGCACCTACTGCAGCTCCAACAATAGCTCCTACACCTGCTCCTGTTCCTAGTCCTACTCTAAACATTACATCAGGATGTGTTAGTGGGTTGAATACAGGTCAAATTAGTGTAAGTGCTACCGGTGGATCTGGAAATTATACCTACTATATTGGATTAACACCTCCTAATTCAGGAGATTACAGTGCTACTAATTCCGCTACTGGATTAAGTAATGCAACATATTATGTTGGTGCTAAAGATACCACTTACAATACAACTACAGTACAACAAGTAGTTATAGCATGTACTGCAGCTCCAACAACTGCACCTACAACTCCACCAACAACACCACCAACAACACCACCAACAACCCCACCTACAACAGCACCAACTACTGCACCTACTGCAGCTCCAGTAACACCTTCTCCAACAACGGCTCCAACAACGGCTCCAACATTTGCTCCAACAACACCACCAACTACACCTCCTACAACTCCACCAACAACTCCACCTACACCAGCTCCAGTACCTAGTCCTTCATTGAGTATTACTTCAGGATGTACAGGTGGATTGAATACTGGATATATTACAGTTAGTGCAACCGGTGGATCAGGTAATTATACTTACCATATTTCAACAACTCCTCCAGGTGGATTTAATGGTGTAAGCTCTGCTTCATCATTAGGAAACGCTACTTATTATGTAGGTGCATACGATAATGTTTATGGTACTTCTACAGTAACTACAAGATCAATATCTTGTACAGCAGCTCCAACAGCATCACCTACAACTCCACCAACAACACCTCCAACAACACCTCCAACAACACCACCAACTGCAGCTCCAACATCTTTTAGCCACGAATGAAAAAAATTATTCTTAGGGAAGAAATTTAGAATTGAAGTAACTGATGGATAGTACTTATTGCTACGTCTGTAGAAACGGCTATCTAAAATATTTACTTGTTTAGAATTTTCTGTGTATTCAACAATCCTTTTAATTTTTGGATCATTAATTACATTTGAGTTTTGCTCAATCATGAGATTTTTAGTTTTA